GTGACTTGCAGGCACGACACTGCAAGTAACCGGCGCAGCCAGTTTGAATGGCGGCGGATCAGTCAAAGCGCCTGCGGATACAGTTAATGACGCGTCGCTCGTGAGTGCCTCTTGGGTATGGAATTTAATCAGAAGGTACGGATTATCGGGAAGCTCCAATACGGCCGTCGAAGCGTCGGAACTTTGGCCGTCTATGAACATGAACGACATCAACGCCACCGGTATCTATACGCTTGCCGGCAATTGGACGAATTCGCCGCGTGGTGCAGATAGTTTTGTAGCCACCGGACTCCTGCTTCACATGCACAGACGACACAATGCCGGACCAATCTCATGGCAATTGTGTGTCCTTCAAACCTACGAAAACATCGTCTTCTATCGGTTCAACAACGGAGGATACTGGTCTACGTGGTTCAAGATGGCGCAAGACGATGAAGTTGTACACAAAACTGGCGATGAGGAAATTGCAGGCCAAAAGACGTTGCAAAATCGGCTCGTTTTTAAAACAGTTAACGATGTTCTGAAAATCATTCATCCATCTATGGATGGCACAACCATCCCTGACACAAGCCTTTTTAGCCATATCAGCTTTTTCGATAAAAACGATAATCGTCAGGCGTTTATTCAGCTTGCTGATCGACCGAACGGAAATCTCGAACTGGAATTGGTTCTGAACAACGGCTCCTCAGATGTAGTGAAAGATGAGCGCATCAAGCTTGGGTACAACAAGTCCACCAAAAGTTTCTATACGGTAGCACCAACACCGGTTACGGAGAGTAATGACAACTCCATCGCTACGACCGCGTGGGTGACTCAAAAAGTCAACAGCAACAAGCTCACGATCGGCAACCCCGTTTCTCAGGGCGCTTCGACATCAGGAAGTTGTACAAAAAACACGATCGTCTACATCAACAGTTCAGGATCGCTGTCCGACGTGAAGATTAACGGGACAACCGTCGCGACAACAAGCGGCTATCACGCAGAGCAAGCCCAGCAAGTCACACTGTTTGTACCTGCTGGCGGGACGTGGTCTGTAGGTCACACCGGCAACGGCTCGGTTACTTCGGTTCTTTACCAAGAAATCAATTAGCGCAAGGGTTCTCAATATATGGAAAAAGTTCACGTCTACACCGATGGTGGAAAATCTGTAGCGGTAGCCGATAAAACGCTTTATTTCGACTTTGAGCTTCCGGAAGCCTATCCGGAAAACTTCTTCTATCTGATCTGGTGGCCAGATCAGAATTTCTACGCCTATTTCACGCAGGAAAGCGGCTCACAACAGCGTTTTGACCTAGAGCCAACAGAAGAAAATTACGCCGTGTTCGTCAAGCCTTTTGTCGATCAATGGCAGGCTAAAAACGCCGAAATGGAAGCCGAAAAAGCAGAACGATCGGATGAGATAGCTGCCGCCGCGGTCAGAGAAAAACGCGACCAACTCATCGCAGAAACAGACTACTTGCTGATGCCGGACTACCCGATCTCCGCCGAAAACCTCGAAGCTGTCAAAAGCTACAGACAGGCATTAAGAGACGTTCCACAGCAAGAGGGATTCCCGCTTAGTGTGACGTGGCCCGAAAAACCAACTATCGAGTAAAGCAAACCCGGTGACAGTTCACCGGGTTTAATTCAAAGGTTTTGAACGTCAGGTTTTTCCGGCCAAACAACATCGTTTGGAAATCCATCTTGCTGAGGCACATCTCTCAGAGCTTGTCGATAAGTCTTCACTGCGGCAAGTTCCTCTTCGCTGATGGGGTAGTCTGCCATGAGTAAATAATCCGTCTCGGAGATCAGCTCATCTCGCTGCGCCCGAACCTTCGCAGCCAACTCGGACTCTTCCTCCTCGGGTGTTGGCGCGGGGATAGCTTCGACGGACCACTCCCAGTTATCGCCATGCACGACCCTGTGGGTCTGGCTGTCCTTGGTCAGAGCCGTAAAAAGCTTTTTCATCGTCACGTCGTGAGGGGTGTGAGATTCGTGAGATATCACTATGCCCACACATTCCTCGGCCGTTGTGGGGATTTTCTCCGCAACCCACTTTTCTCCGTCGAATTTGTAGAAAAACTCATCATTGCACTCTGGCTTTATCAGAGTGCAATTCGGAGGCATAGCGATCACTTCGCGCGTGTCATCGTCGACCTGCGCGAAGGTTGTTCCCGAAAAATATCCCTGAGCATCGTATTCGTAAACGTCAATCAGGTTTTCCATTTTGACTCCTTTCTTAAGTCTTTTATCAGTAACCGAACATCACGGGTTATATCGGTGGCGGAGGACAGTCTGGTAACACAATTTTTGGAGGCGCGTTCTACAACTATGGACAAAGTCAAAACACGGCAGATGACGGAAATTCGAATGTGCCAGTGATTGGCTTCGACGCAAGTCTTAGTTCTGCTGTCTATGGCGCGTCGGACGTCATCCAACCACCCGCTGGAAAGGCTCTGTGGATCATCAAAACTTGATAATCCAAAGTGCTTTTCCAGAAGGAGGCTGGATTTCGGAAGAGCGTCCGTAAATCGGATTGCTAAGGGATGCATCAAAACTGATCATTCTTGAGTCTGAGTTTTCACCAGAGTTTGATCGTTGACTACTTGATTCAACTTTGAAAGCTCCACTTGCCGTTATGCCCAAGCCGCCTGGATTGAATTGACCTGTGATGTTCGGAAATTACGTTTTAATAATCCACAACGCCTTGCCAGCAGGAGGTTGAATAATGTCCGATGCTCCGTAAATCGGCGAAGAGAGCGATGCATCAAAACCCATTTTCCAAACGTCACAGTTAGTGGTTGCACCTGCACCACCATGCTTTTCGTCCATGCCGTAAAAAGCACCGCCAGTTTCATTATGGTCGTTTGACTTATACGCGTGCCCACCGTGCCAACCCGTGATGTTCGGTGCTCCACTTTCCAAGTACGTGCCGACTTCAGATGCGGTATTCGCGCCCATCACAAAGCGGTTTCGGTAGTCGGGGAGAGTGAACGTTGTGGACCCATCACCTGATCCATACGTCGTTCCAATGATCGAAAACAGCTTCGCGTAAGTCGTGCGGCTCACATTAGCTTTGTTACAGCTCAGGAACCCGCTCGGAACCGTCTTTCCGGCAAACGGCAGGATCGTGCCAGTCGGCACCGCCGACAACAACAAATCGCGGACCCACTTGGTCGTCGCAATGCTGTTGTCGTTACTCTCCGTAACTGGATGTGGCGACCTTGTTTCGTAGGTCCCGTCTGGGTTAGCAAGAATGCCGATGTAGTCCGCCGTAGCGACGCCATTTTGATTTTTATAGGCATACAGTCGTGCCCACGTTTTCTTTGTCTGCTCGACGCCAACAATCATGCCGCCAAGAGCACCCACAGCTACACCGCTCTGGTCTTTGGCGTAAACCAGATAGCGAGCGTTGATTGCCTTCGAAAGATCATCCCCCTTTACATAATCTTCGACTTCAAACCCGAAATTTGGGATTGAACTGGAACTCGCTCCAGGGTATTTGATCATCGAAGAGGCTGTGAGCCATAAAGACGAAGCGCGCAACGTTTCATTGCTGTCGACAAGAGCTAATTTGAACCAATCACTCCAGTTCCCATTGGCATCCATGTACCGAACTGCAGGGCACAACTTTTCGGTGTTGCTAATTGGAAGGGTTAACTGCGTAATGTGTTTTGGAGTGTCGCCTGGTTGCGCCAAGACGATTAACTTATTGGCCTTTCCTGGACCATTGGCCTGATTGACCTGATTGCAGTGATAGAACCCGGGCGAAGTTAAGGTGTTGTAGTCGGCGGGAAAAATAACCTTTACACCGTCATCCGTGAGCGTAGTCAGGCCGCTAATCTGTTCTTGTGTCCATTCTTGAGTTGCTGTCGTATTCCATCCGCCCCAAGTGTCTTGGTTCTTTGTGCGGAATCTGATTGTGTTTGAGTATGGAAGGAGCTGAAAAGCTACCGTACCCGCTGCAAACCGACGCTGCATATGCAGGATTTGTCCCGTAATGGTTTGCATCCCAGCAGGCCCATCCGCATAAGTCCCCGAAAGTGTGTAGAAGCCAGTTGTATCCAGATCATTTAAAGCGCCCGTATAGCTCGGTGCGGTTCCAAGCCCGGCACCAAGCCCATAGGACCGCATTAAGTTCCACGCCCAATTCGCGTTGATAATCGAAGTGTCATTCACATTGGACGTTGGCGTTTTTACGGTTCCGCCCCCGTTAAGCTGGGTTGAACCTGTGACTTGCAGGCACGACACTGCAAGTAACCGGCGCAGCCAGTTTGAATGGCGGCGGATCAGTCAAAGCGCCTGCGG